TCTTGCAGTGGATAGTCTCTACCTTTAATTGTGTAAGTTACGCTATCACTTGTACCTTGTTGATCTCTAAACTGCACATCAGGTATGAGTTTAGATATAAAAGTAAATCTTTCGCCATCTGGCTCTAAGTCAAAGTCACTTGACTCTATGTATGCTGTAAAGTTACTGCCATCATTACCATGACCTTTTTCATGATTGTAAACATAATTAATGTTGCTTGAGTCATTTTTACTTGCAGCTATAGGATATTCTAGTATTGATGCTTGATCCCATGCTGTTCTAATAAAGCCATCATCAGTTGTGCCTATACTCCAAACATTTTCAAGATAGTTATATAAAACATATTTGTCTATTTCTGTATTAGTGCCTGATGGATAAAACCACATAACCTCATTAGCAATATTATTAACAGCAGCAAATATCTTAAATGATTGACTTAAATTTAAATCAGATAATACATAGTCTAAAACTGTGCATGGTAATTTTTCAGCAGAACCTGAGTAAACATAAAATCCACCAGTGTCCATAAAGTAAACTCTGTTGTTAGCACTTACTGCTGCATTAGGTGCTATAAGAGACTGCCCTTCTGCTACTTCTGTGAATGAAAATATAAATGGTTCTCCTACAAAACGCATAGACACTATGCCTACATCAGTCCATATGAGTATTTCTTGTCTTGTTCTAAGTGCTCCAATAATTTCAGAACCTTGTGAAAGTTGTACGCCACCAGCTTGATTTGTTGCTGTTGGTGTCCAATCTACTGCACTTTCTCTATCAGAAAATCTTACCAGTAAAGGGTCTATAGTGCTTGAACCTATAGGATTACAACCAAATGCAATACAGTGTTTATCTACATCAGAAGTCATAACTTGTATAACTGCTGTAGGTACATCACTTGCACCTGATTCTGCTGATAGTAATGTAGCTCTAGTGCTTAAACCATCTGACTCATCCCAAAAATATATTGGTCCACCTCTAGGTGCAGCAAGAGTATCATCACCAAAATTATCTATAGTCCACAATCTAAGTTGATTAGTTAAAGATAAATCAGCTTTTGATCCCCATGTTCCTGCTCCCCAAGGATTTACACCCCAACCAGTAGTACGAACATAAACATCTAGTCCTGAGTTAATTTGATATACACCATCTATTCCTGAACCACCATTGCCTGTATCACTTGCATTAGCAGTAACAGTATTATCATCAGTATCTTTAGCAGTAAAAGTGTAAGTATCTACGGTAGGTACAGAATCAATTTGATATTCTTGATTTAAAACTGCAGCTGTAATTAATCCACCTAAACTAACAGCTTGTGCAAAAGTAACAGAATCTCCTGCAACTGCTCCATGTGCATCATCAGTAGCTGTAATAGTAGATGATCCATTAGATGCTGCAAATACAACACCATTAGTAGAAGTAGCTCTTAAGGGATTTATATCGTAATAAATGTCTCCATTAAGAACATATAGTTTTTGATGAGTTCCAAGTATTACAAATTGATCGCCATCAATAGCTTTATATGGATATAATTTTCTGCAAGTGCCAACAAATCTTCCGCTAGTAAATTTATCCCAACCACCTATGCGTTCAGGTTTGCCTTTACGAAATCTTACTTTATCTGCATCAAACCAACCATATTCATTGCTGTAGTTAGTACCTTCTTTATTTATACCGGGTCTAAAAACATATTTAACTAAAGGCATTACACAGCACTCCAATCTTTATCTTCAAACATTAATGCTTCTGCTTCTCTGCGTCTTATTAACCCTTCCAAAACTTTACCACCTGCTTTATTCCATCTTTTTATTTGACTTGGGATTAAATGATAATCACCTGCATTTAAAAATTTTAACATAGTAGATGCTTTTAAATTAGCTGGACCAAGATTGAATACCCAAGATACTAAAGCATCAAACTGATTTTGCTCAAGAGGAGCTTTTACTAGGTCATTAATATAACCTTCATACTCTTGCATTTCATGCAACAATAAATTATCTGCTTCTTCTTGTGTAAGAGTATCTTCTTCTTTTACACCTTTAGTTGAGCCATATCCAATAGTCCATACACCTGCTGCACATTTATATGCTTCAAGCTCACAGCCTTCAAATTTTTTAATTAGTGACAATCCTTCTTGTGATATGTTCATTTGTTTTCCTGTGGTGTAGTAACCTTCCTATAATATACAACTACCTCTTGTAACTCACTTATATAGCGTTTTAATTCTTGTGTGTTGTATGCCATTAACTCGTAGTCAGGCACTGACATTGCAAGAAATACAACATTACCACTTTCTTTTTCTATTCGTGTAAGAAACTCATCTAAGTTTTTATCTGAAACAACATACCAGTAAGGATCATTTAATGATATTTCACGAGGCATAACTGGTTGTGCTATAGATCGTTCTATAGGCTTAGAAATAATTTCTACTTGCTGTCTACTCGGAAATAGACTGCAACTGGAGATTATCGTCAAGACCATCAATAGTCCTGCTAACTTCTTCGATGCTATCAAATACTTTTTTTGTTCCATTGTTTACTCTTGTTTCAATTAAATTAGGTTTAGCAATAGCTAATTTAGTTAAGTTATGTCTTTTAAATATATCAAGATAACGAGTCATTTCTAATTCTATTTCGTTATTTCTTTTTTGTATTTCTAATAAACCCTCTGATTGTGTTTTAAAATCTTCTTGTAAAGTTTTAATAGCTTCTTTTTGTTCTTGATCTCTAAGTTCAAATGCTTGATTTAGCTCTGCTAGTTTAGAGTTTTCATTCCAAAGAAAAAAAGTAAATAAACCTAATACTCCAAGAACACCTAATAAAATTCTACTCATTAGCCATTCAACGGATTATCGTCTTTATTTTCTAGTTTGCTTATATTTTTTTCTAAAAACTCTAGGTCAGCTTTAATAGTAGCTATGTCTGTTTTTATTTCTGTAACATCTGGCATTTCTACACTGTCTATTTCTTTTTCTAAAAACTGCACTGATGTCTCAATAGATGCAAAGCGTTCTTCAATCACTTTCATTTCGCTTTCTGTTTCACCTATACCACCAATCTTAGCTTCTAGATTAGCAATTCTATTAACATACTGTGCTCCAGTCCATCCAAACCCTGCTAAGGTAGAAACTATTGTTGCTAAAGCTATAAGCTGTCCTGTTTTGCTTTGAAACCAATCCATAATTATCTCCACATATTAGGTTGATCACTTATCATCTGATCTAAACCTTTTAAATTATCATTTACCAGTCCATAAAAAGCACTGGTATTATCATCTAGTGTAGCAGAAGTATATATATCAGAGCTACTATACCAAGTCGCTGCATCAGGTACGCTTGTTTGTGAGTAGTTGTTAAAAGCAGGAACATAACCTATCAATGCTATAAGTTTAGATTCATCTCCGTACTTACCTGTTTCTTGTTGTTCTTCTTCTATTTCTTCTTGCTGTGCTTCTATATTTGCAGCAATAATTTTATCTGCTATTTGATCAGCTTCTGAGGCTGTCATAACTCCTGAAGATGCTGTATCAATCTCACCTTGGACATTCTGCACTTGAACATCAGCTACAACCATAGATGCCGCATTATCAAATGTAGGCAATGGTGTTATAGACATAGATACATTACTAGAACTTCCTGCATCATTTCCCATAGACAATACTTGATTTGTTTGTTGTGTTGCACTTGCAAACTGATCTGATGCACTAGGACTACTAGAAGTGCTTATACCACCACTAGATGCTGTACTGCTTCCTGTGGCTGCATTATTGCTAGAAGCATTGTTAGATGTATTATTTGTTTGAGAGCCACCAGAGGCTTGTGAGTAGCTGTTAGCTGCTGTTTGCACTCCTGCTCGTACTACATTAAGAGCTACAGTCATTAATCTATTTTTACCTGTAGGTGTATCAGATTCTACTGCTGCAAACTCTTCAGTAACTTCTTCTAATGTTTCTTCTCTAGCTTCTTCTTCTCGTTCAGCAATTCTTTCTTCTTCCATAATTTCTTGGCGTTCTTCTATTTCTTCAAAGATTTCTTCTACAGCTTCTTCTTCAAATATTTCTTCAAGAAATTCTTCTTCAGGTTCATCTTCTAAAACAAACTCTTCTTCTGGTCTTTCTTCAAATTGTTCATTGGTTTCTTCTTCAAACCATTCTTCTAATTCATCTATATTATTAAACTCAATAAATGTTTCAGGTTCACTGTAATCTTCTACTAAAAAAGTTTCTTGAAATATAAACTCATCTAATAATATATCTTCTTGGTGAAATGGCTCATCATAATGTAGCGTAAAATTATCAATAAAAGGTAATGGCTCAGGTTCAAAAAAAATAATTAGTTCTTGAGGTTCAGAGCCATCAAAATATTCTTCAAAGTTATCGCCAAAATCTTCAAAAAGTGGAAACATATCATCTTCAAATATTTCTATAACAGTAAACTGTTCTTCAAAGCCTTGGTTATCGTGATGATCGTCTATAAATATTCCAGTAGCAAATTGTTCTTGTTCATCTACAAAACCATAGTCAACTTGCTCATCGTCAAAAAAAGCAACTGATTCTTCTTGTGTATATCCTGCACAAAAGGGTGCGTATTGTGGATCATCAGCACATTGTTGATCGTCATAAGCATCCCAATAGTTAGGGCATGACTCACTATAAAGACCAGTGATATTACATTGTTGTGTTAATAAAGCATCTGCATAACCTGAACAACTAGAATCATTAAGGACATTGCTACAATCAACACCATTACCACTGCCTGATCCATATAAAGAGCCACCATTTTCTAGAGTAGTATTTATGGTTGTATTATTCCAGTTAGTATTTACACAGCTAGAACTATTAGTAGTGCCAGTAGAACATTCATCATGGTGATAATAGGTATATGAATTTTCTTTTTTAGAACCTATTTCACCAATTATTACATCATGGTTAATAATATTTAATGCACCATAACGAATGTCAAAAGAGTTATTATTCCAAAGTATTACTTCAAAGCTATTGTCTGTATTGTTTCTGTTGTACTCCCTTAAATCATACCATCCGAAAATCATCTTGCTGTTATCACCCCAAGACTTCATCCTAGAATTACTATCTCTAATTAAGTCAGTCCAGAAAGGGTATAAAGTGTAAGTGTGTTGTCCGTTAATAGGGTCAGGAGTAAAGTCATTGCAATAGCTACCACTATTACCAAAATGTAGGCATCCATTTGTCGCCATTCTTGCTTGTGTAAATGTATTGCCATAAAAAGTAAAATTAAAAGAAAGGTCAATTGCAGGACTAATACCATCATCAGATACTGAGTATGCTAACTCGCCCTCAAAGTTGTTGGCGTTTGTTTGAAGATGA